TGCAGATCATTCATCGGAAATGGTTGATCGAGGAGCCTGACAGGTCGGTGTGGAAATCTCGCCTACTGCTAATACTGTCTATGAAATTACAAACTAGTTTTCCCTCTAGTGCTTTTATGGGTGCTAATAGCACCCACCCCTAGGTGCTAATAGCACCCACCCCACACGTAGGAGACACATATCTTTAGTAGGGAGAATTGTGGGAATCCAAGGGTCTTTTTCCACAGAAAATAAGACTTATCCACAAGAATCAGCACTTTTCCACAAAGTTTTCCACAGAAACAGAGCAACTCAGCCGAAAACGCTTGTACCGAGCAAAAGTCTTTGCTCAAATGGCCTGCGGGGTAAGACTGGGAAAAATGGACGAGCAAAAGATCAAGATCAGGGACAGGCAAACACTTCCGTTCCTGATGCTTCCAAAACTCTTCTTCACGCGCTATAGCCCGACCTGGAAGGCAACACAGGCATTCGTGGCGCTGAAGTACTACGCCAGCAACGAAGCGGCGGCCTGCCAAAATATCAGCATCAGGACACTGGCAAAAATTGTGAACGTGAGCGAGGACACGATCAAGCGTGGCCTGGCGGAACTCGAAAAGAAGGGCATCGTGAAGATCCGCAAGCGATCTACCCGCAGTTCCAAAGGCGAGCGCATACCACTTCCAAACCTCTACGAGCTGGTCAACCTCGAAGGCATCGACGGAGAGCCGATTTAGCCAAGTTCGACGCGAGCAGCCGCCAGCGTAGTACGAACCAACCAGGCATTGATCGACAGGCCGGACCTACCGGCAGCTTTCTCAACCAAGGCGTGCTCAGTCGGCGATGGGAACCTAATCTCGATTCTCTTGTGACCACCGGCAGACGCGGAACGCTTAGCGCGATCCACAGGATTCATTGGAACTTTCTTCAATCTAGCCTTGACCTTTGTACTCATGGCGGTATAATACCACTAGACTGAAGCAATGGAAAACACTCTTCCAACTGAACGCATGTCCGAGCTTCGATTCCGTGAGTTGGCGGAGTTGTGTGCAGAGTGCGGGATCTGCAAAATTGAAACCGCTCATGGTCTTTGCGAACCATGCTGGCAGAAAAAAGAGATTGAGAAAATGCAAGCACAGTGGCGCGAGTGGGGAATAGCCGCGTGATCGAAACGTCCATCACATTCTCAATGCCTATGCTTCCGCCCAGCGTGAATCACTACGTCCTGCACCCAGCCGAGGGCGTGCACATCAAGAGCAAAGAGGCCAAGGCGTTTGAACGCGACTTTCCGCTTTGGTCTCGTGGACGCTACGTTACCGGCGAGAACTTTTCAATCGCCATTAAGCTCATCCCTGGAAAGCGACAGAAGGGCGACGTCGACAACCGCAACAAGTGCCTACTCGATTGCATAGCCAAGGCTGGGATGCTGCGCAATCGTAAGGGAGAAGAGCTCTCTGATGCCTGGGTCAAGCGCCTACTGGTGGAAATCCTCGAAGACCGCAACCAGGGACCGAAGACGATTGTCACGATCGAGGCACTCTGATGGCTGAAATAGATCCCATTTTCTGTACTGTCTGCACGAACCAGATCGAACCAAAACGAGCTCGTCGACAGACAGCTACCTGTAGCGAAAAGTGCAAAGACAAACTGGACGCGATTCGCGCCAGGCAAAGGGATGATCGCCGTTGCCCACACTGTCTGCATCCCTCGACACCTGGCGAGCGGGCGCACTACCGCAAGTGGCGCGTGGCCTGCGGGGACGTGCAGACAGTCGATCCAGTCAAGCGGACTGGCGAGCTACCATTCAAGCGTGACCTGATGAAGGCACTCAAGGGCTCCCTGCGGCTCCTGGAGGAGGATCGGGCCCGGATCATTGAAAGTGGATGTCCGAAGGACGGGAATGGAAATCCAATGCTGAGCGAGATGCTTCCAGAGTTCAAGCGAGACTATGATCGGCTCATCTCCCAGATAAACGAATCCGAAAAATTATTGACACCAAAGCCCGATCCGGGAGTAGACTCGGAGCGAGCGGATTCCCGCCCAGGAGAAGGAGAAAGCAATGGGTAACCTGTATGACCGGCCGAACGGCCCATCCACTGGAGCTATCGCAGTAGCAAACCAGATTCCGCTGAATCAGCAGGCGGCTCAGGCCGGAGCACTGCCGGCGACACTCTCACTGGTTGCGGCGACCGAAACCGTGATGCCCAATCCAAACAACACCACGGTTCCCCTTCTGATCACCCTCCCCCCAGACACACCGAATGAACAGGCGATCCTGCTCCTAGTCGCTTCCGGCTACATCAAGACGACCGCGGCCGGAAACATCACGATTAAACTCTACAGCGGAACATCTCTGACTGTGGGCAGCGATACCCTACTCGGATCGAGCGGAGCTATCGCACAAAACAGCGCCATCGCGCCTTTCTGGGCACTAGCCCATCTGATCTACGACTCTGTGAGCGGAAAGCTGACCGGTAAGATCGAATTTTTTGTCAACGGAACTATCGTAGCGGCGGTTGCCGTATCGAACACGCTGACGGGAATCAGCAACAGCAGCAACCCGGTCGCATCGTTCCTGCTGAGCTTCACTTCGAGCGGGGCCGCAGGTGGGACACCGACGACAGTCAGCCTGGCGAAGTTCAGCGTAGGCTAACCAAGATGCCCGTTCGCCGAGGCGGAACAACACCAGGTAACCGGACTTAGCGCCGGGGCACTGTGCGGGAAGTAACGCGAGCGGGTGTAAGATACCCCAAACGACGAGTGCACGAGTGCAGTAGACAGCAAGCGGGGTGTTCGGTGAGTCGGACACCCCGCATTGGGAGCGGCGATGGCGAAGGAAGAGAAAGAGAAAGAAAAAACCGGCGAAGGTGGCAAGAAAAAGAAAATGCACCTGCACCAGATTCGCAGCGTGCAGGCCGAGGATGGTTCAGTTGTTCACCATCACACGCACAAGGCGAAGAAGGGCGACCCGTTCACCATGCCCGAGCGTGAGAACGTAGCTACCAGCCAGAACCCCGAAGAGGCCGGCCAGCACGTCGAGGATTCATTCGCGCAGAATGGCCAGGGCGAAGAGGAGCAGGGCGGCGAAGGGCAAGAAGAGGCACAGGGCGCGCAACCGATGGCCGGCGCAGGAGCTGCACAGCCGGGAGCGTAAGCCGTGATTCTCGACACCGACAAGCTGGAAGGTGATGCCGCATATCGCGATGATCTGCGGCATCGCTTTTTGACGGACATGTTTTTTGCAGCGGAGTTGCTTGGATTCAATGACTTTGTTCCGCGCGTCCATCAAGAAGCCTTCGACCTCTATGGACCGAAGGTTCCAGAACTGGGGATATTCGAGCAGCCACGGAAACACAAGATCATTCATCTCGACCCTCGTCATACCTTTAAAACGACAGCGAAGCGCATAGACCGCGTGCAGTTGCTCTGTGCTTTCTCGGAAGAGATCACCTTCCTTGTTGAGTCCGCCACACAGCCGCTCGCCGAAGCCATCGGCAAAGCAACGTCGAAATACTTTTTTCGCCCCAAGGGAGCGGCCACAAAGCCGCTGCAAATGCTCTTCCCCGAGATCGTCACCGACAAAAACCCGAGCTTCAATTCCGTTGATTCCCAGCGCTGGGCGTGGAACACACCAAACCGGCGCGAGACCGGAGCGGGCGATCTGGACGCAACGATCGCTATTACATCCCCGCAGTCGACACAATCCGGCTGGCATCCAACACACATCGACCCAGACGACGTGGAGGATACAAAGAACAGCGGGATTCAAGCCAACCCCGATGTGCGGCAGAACGTGATCGATATCTGCGACCAAAACGAAAATCTGTTGCGCACGGGCGGCTACATCACGATTGGAGGCACGCGGTATCATCCTTTCGACTGGTACGGCCGGCTGATCGAACGCGCCCAGATGGACCCGGAGGCGTGGGGAGTATTGGTGCGATGCAGCGTGAAAACCAAAAACGGATCGCTACTGCTGCCAGGTGAATTCCCGCGCGAGGACGAGGTCGAACTCCAATTTCCGGAACTGCCGAACCTAAGTTATAAAGAGCTGCGCGCCAAGTTTTACGCTAACTATGAAGCGTTCATGTGCCAGCAGCAGAACGATCCGCAGGGCGGCAATGTGCCCACCTTCCCCGAACAACTCTACGCTGGGTGCGCAATCGCCGAGGAGCGCCTGCCGAGGAGTCACCATGCCCAGAGCTTCATTTGCTGGCGCCCTCGCTACGGAGGCAACCCAGCGATGACGCGATTCTCAGAGGGAGCCGCGGCAACGGTCGTCGACGGACGGGTTTTCATCAACGACTGCTGGCAGGGTACATACACACCGAGCGGCGAAGCGGAACGAATCGTGCAGTACGCCAAGGATCACGATGTGGATCTGGTGATGATCATCGGCGTTCCTGGCAGCGAATACCTGGCCGCGCACATTCGCAACGAAGCCCAGCGCAAGAACCGCAGCGTGCGGATTCAATGGATCGAATTCGAGGAAGACGACAATCGCCGCATGGGCAAGATCAAACAGCTTGAGCCGCTGATGAAGGTGGGCCGCGTGCTCTTCTCAACCGGCATGAGCAAAGCCGCCGAGTGTCACAAGCAATTCGTCCACTATGGGCTCGTGGTGGAGAATGGCATAATCGAGTGTGTCGCGCGCTTCGCAGACCTTGTGCCGATCGCCCAGATGCGGGCAAACATGGAAGAAGAAGAGATCCAGTACCAGCGCAGGAGACGCGACGATGCGATGGTGCAGAGCTTTCTCGAACAGCAGGGAATGCCGGCCGTCGACGAGCGGGCACAGCAGCAGGTAAGAGCGCATCAGGCGGCGATGTCTCAGGCGGTAAGCTGGGGGATTCCACCGTTGCCCGGAGGGTTAGATGGCTGATCTTTTAGAAATCGCGGCGAGGCCCGCGGGCGATGGGATGCCGGTCGGAAATGAACTGACGCCGATGATCCAGCCGAGTCAGGCAATCCTTCCGACTGACTCAACCGGCGCGATCATGTTCGACGACAACGCCGCGGCGACCATCGTTTGGATGGACTTCCAGCGCGCGATGTCCTGGCTGGACACGAATAGCTGGCTCGCCGAATGGCAGTACGTCGATTACCTCTACCAGAGTCCGAACTACGATCGCGACTGGCGGATGCAGACCAACCGGCCCGCGCGGATCAGCCGTTTCAACGTAGCGAAGAATCGCAACACCATGAGCACACAGGTTCGCCGCGGAGTGTTGGGCGATACAAACCCGTTTGTGCTCGAGCCACGCGGCAAGCTGGCAGGCGACCCGGACTCAGAGAAAATTCTCGAGGCGTGGACGGAGATCTTCAGCGCACTCAATGAGCGGGCCGACTTCGATTACAACTTGGACCTCGGAATCGAGACGCAGGTTTTGCAGGGAACGGCACTCTGGATTCCGCAGTGGGACACCAAGAAAGTGAAAAAGAAGTCTCGCCACAGGAAGACGCCGCCAGTCGCAATCGAAATGCCGCTGGGTGGAACCAAGAAAGTAGACACCTGGGCAAGCGATGATTTTGTAGTGCGCGAGGAGATAGTAGAAGAGAGCTGGCCCTACTTTGAATATCGCCGGCTTGGAACAACACTCTTCAGTGAGAAGTGGCGCACGCCGAGCCGCCCCGACCTCACAGGATTCCCGCGCATCGACATCGACATGGTGAGCTTCGAAGATCTCCAGTCAATGCGCGAGATGGACTGCTACAAGGACATCCCCAGCGACGAAGACCTCAAGCGGTTCTTTCTTCAGAATCCCTACGGAGACGCGCAAGCCGGGAGCCAGGTTGCGCAGTCGATGAATCAGCAGACCAGCACAGTCCTGCACGCGGCCGGCGAACACACGAACGCGAGCGAAAACCCGTTCACGAAGCCGCTGATGAAGATCTCCTACTGGACAGAGAAAAGCGTAATGGAGCTGCTCTGCTATGAAAGCCGCCGCAAGATTATCCGGAACGAGGAGCATGGGATCGGCGACCAGGCGGCCGGATATAGCGCCACATGGTGGAACATTGACAATTCCGGTTATGGACTCGGCCAGGGCAGGCTCAACGCGGGCGATCAGCGCATGGATCAGGGCGTGCTTAACGAAGTTCTGAAGATGATCGCCTTCCCCTTGAATGCGCCGATTCTCTACGACTCAAGCGAAGGCAACGCGCCCACGCAAAACGTGGTGATGGGGATGGGCAACTTCTGGGGAGTGAAGACGCGCGACGGCGATGTGCGCAAGGCATTCGGCTTTATGCAAATGCCGCAGATTCCTCCGGAGGCGTGGAAGATCTATCAGCTCGGCAAGGACGGCGGCGAGAACGTAGTGGGCGCCGATTCAATCTCCATGCAGGGAAACGCGAACACGCCAGGGTCGAGCGCCATGCGGACGGCCGCAGGCGTGAATCGCGTAGGCGGCAAGGCTGACGAAAATGTGAGCACGCCGATTCAGCATCTCGAGTACGTGATCAAACGCTGGCTGATGTTTCTGCGCGATCGCGTTCTTGAGGACATGCCGATTCAGGAGATACGCGACATCCTCAGCTACAGGCTGGGAGCGCAGATCCTCGAGGAGATCGACGCCGAGGCGTTCATCGCCGCCGAGTTTGAAATCAAAATTCTCTGCGGGCAGAAGTTGCAGGCAAAGGCTGCAATTATGCAGCTCATTCCCTTCTTTCTCCAGATCGTTCAGCAGCCCCAGCTCATGCAGTGGCTGCACCAGATCGGCGTGACCATCAACTTCAAGGCCATCGAAGACACCTTCCAGCGCATGAGCGAGCTGCAGGACTGGCAGGACATCTTCATCCCCATGACCGACGAGCAAAAGCAGAACATGCAGCAGATGAGCCCCGAAGCGATGAAGGCGCAGGTGATGCAACTGCTTGAAACAGTGAAGGGCAAAAACAAGATTCAGGAGATTCAGGAGAAGGGCAAACAGGACGTGCAGCACACCATCGTCGACAAAGCCCTTGATCACGTGAGCGGCGATGTGCCTCTCGACGTGGCCGAGGCGAGGCTGGAGCGTAATACCGACATGGGCGAACTACAGAACGGCGTTCCGGGGGTGAGCGAATGAGTGACTTCTCGCCGCTTCCGGAACCCCTTCTACGCTACCTGTCAGGAGAGCCGCTCAACCCGGAACTCGCCGCCTTGCGCGATGGCAAGATGGACGAGCAAATCAGCCCAGCGGCTTCTCCGATTCAGCCGCCAGCGATGGACCCAGATCGCGATCTCAACAAGGAAGAGCGGCTCGCCCTTTACGAGATCAGAACCCTGCCGGGATGGGCGGTTTTAGATCGCCTCTTAGAAAAAACGTGCAGGATTCACCAGAGCAAGGCTATAATCCTTGCGAATGGCGACCCTTTGAGGGACCGAGACGCGATCGCCGAGGCTTTTGCCTATGCTCAGATGTACCGCAGGGCAAAAATGGAACTCCTGGCGCTTGCCGATGCGGAACTGAAAGAGTTAGCTTTAGAGCAATCGAGGGGGACTGGGGAATGAAAGCGTACTGGAGCGAGACGCGACCGAACGGCAAGCCGGTAGAGGCCGGGACATTCTGCTGGATTACAGATCTGGAAGACGGCTCCCCGGTGATCGCCACCTACGGTAAGACAACCGAGGAAGTACTCGAGAAGCTCGCCTCTCAGAACGCAAACGCCCAGCTCGCCCTCGCCCGCCGTGCAACCGTCGCCCAGACCGCTCAGCCAGGCAACCATCCCGCAGCCCAGGGACGCCGGCCGCTCAGCCCCGACGAGATCATGCAGGCGACCGTTGACTTGCAGAACCCGGCTAAGTCTGCGGGCGCGATTGCAACCCTCGTTCAAGAGGCAACGGGAATTGACTTTCAGGCGGAATCCATCAAGCGGTTCGCCGATCTGGGGATGGAATGGGAGCGAGAGCATCCCGAATTCTACCCCCATCCCGGCAACCGGAAGATGCTCGCAGAGACCGCAGGCCGCAAGGTTGGCGGAAAACTTGGCCTGATCACAAAGGTCATGCTCACCCAAACATTCAGCGAGCTCTTGCAGAGCGGCTTACTCTTCGAGGAGTCGCAAAACCTCAACCCACCGACGCCCCCTGTACTTCCTGATGAGAGTCAGGTCCAGCACCTGGAGAGGCCACGAGGCACGCGCTTTGCAACCGGAGCGAGGAGCACAACCTTTCGCGCCCCGCAGAGCGTCCAGACACGGACAGTGAAGTACACGGAAGAGGAAATCCGCACGATGCCGGAATCAAAGTACCGGAGGCTGATCGAGACCAACGATCAGGACTTCGCGGCTGCGTGCGAATTCCACTTCCCCCAACAGCGGGCGACCGCCTAAAAGGCGTCGGGAGCGGGCAATGACAGAAAAAATGCAACTTAAAATCAGCCATGGGCTGGCGTGCGCTTTTGCGTTCGTGATCCAGCTTATCTCAGCCGTTGGGGGAGCGATCGCGGTAACAGCGTCCCTCACGATGGCGATGGCCGGCCAGGCTGCCCACGCGGCGATCTATTGCGACGGGCCAAGCCCCGCAGCGCAAACCAGCGCCAACATGCCGCAGGCGCGGCTCACCATCCACTACAACCGGGTGTTCATGAAGTGGCTCTACATGAACCTCAACAAACTCCTGATGGTCACCCACATGGACCTGCCCGAAAAGAGCGGTCAGACCTTCCGGAACTTTATGTCGATTCCGCTGGGCGCCGATACCCAGCAGCAGACCGAAGGAACCATCGGGTCGCCCGAACAGATCAACGTGAATTTCAAGGACATCGTTGTTGCGCAGTTGGCGAACTACAACAACATTTCCGACCTGGCTTTCCTCACGTCGATCTCAAACGATATGGAAGAGAATCGCCGCATCATGGCTTACCAGCTTGGGATCAGCATCGACGATCTGGTTATGTACATGATGGATTACCTGCGGACCTGGGACAGCCGGACCTCGAATCAGGATGCGACAACCACGCCGTATTCGTTCACCAAGAACATGATCGAGCAGATGCCCGCTTCACTCGGCGGCGCGACTGTGCGGCCGATGGCGGACGGATTCTATAACGGATCGATTCACAACTTCTTTGTGGGCGATCTGACGCTGGACAACTCGAACAACTCGATTGTCGACATCTGGAAGCACACCGATGCCGGACAGTTGAAGCTCGAACCGCTCACCGACCCAGGAGCGGACGGCGAGGCGCCGACCAAGATCCTCGAACTCTTCGGCGCGCACTGGCGCCAGAGCACCAACCAGACGCAGTACGCGAACTGGCAGGGTTCGGGCATGACCGCGGTCAGCACCTACCTGGCCGGGGCCGATACGATCGTATTCGTGAACTTCCCGAACAAGCGGCACACGAAGATCGACCCGCGCTGGCAGAATATGAACCTCTGGGCGGGCGAGTACAAGGAACGCACCGCGTATGACCCGAACGGCCTGATCATGGGCGGGACGGGCTACAACTGCGTCCTCGGCGTGGGCCTGCCTCCGGATGCGACCAGCCACATGCGCATCGCGAATGCGGTTCCACAGACGACCTAAACCAGTAGCAACAACCGGCGCGGCCAACCCGCGCCGGATCCTCTCAAGGGGGGAAATCACAATGTCACCGAGGCCAAACTTTCAAGGGCAGACTTCACTCGAGCCGCCAGCCGAACCAAAGAAGTATTGCCCGCGCTGTGCGCGCCCAGCCGTCCGCGTCTCGGACAACAAGTACGAGATTTGGAACTGCACCAACGGACACGGCGAGGTATTCCGCAAGGCGCTTCCCGTGCCCGAAGTAGTAGCAGCAGAGGGGCAGGACCAAGGCTGGGCCCCCGATCGACCGAAGTCGAAGGCACCAGAGAAGAAGGCCGAAGACTGGACCCCGGCACCGCCAAAACAAAATGTCTGACCGCCTTGAGCACCGCCTCGAACACGAAGAATTGCAGCTCCTCAGGAAAATACTGCGGCTGCTCGAAACTCCACGCCTAACCCTCACGCAACTCGGAGATGCCATGTCAATTGGTAACATCACTGCCGGACAGACCGGCCAATTCGGAATCGCTATCAACTTTCCCTCCGGTGTAACACCCCCAGCCGGATACAACCCGACCATCAATTGGTCTTCGTCTGACTCGAACATCACCTTTGAGCCGGCGACGACAGACCTCAGCAACGGAGCGATCCCGCTGTCTCAGCAGGTAGTGGCGAGCGTTCCGGCGAGCGACACGAACACCACGGCCTCGATCGGCGGATCGTGCCTTGGAACTGACGGCGTTACGGTTCTGACCTCGAACCCCGTCAGCTTCAGCATCACCCCCGCCGCGCCTCCAGCGGAGCCGACACTGGTAGCCTCGCAACTGGGCTAACAGGCAACAACCGAGATGCCCGCAGGCGCAACCCGTCTGCGGGCATCATCGAGCAGAATCTGAATCTGGGGAATGAAATCTCTGTACCGAAGGGGTGAAGCGTGGCAGACGAAAAGAAAAAGAGCGAAGCGCAAATCGCAGCGGAGCAGGACCTCGAAGCACTCGATCTCGAAATCAAGCGCGTGGAACTGGAAACCGCGCAACTCAACCTCGAAGAGGCTCGCGATCGCAACGTGCGGTTGAAGCACGAGAAGGCGGATCGGACACGCAAGAACGAGCAGCGTCAATCGCAGCTGGCCACCGATCGCCACAATCGCCGCGTCCTGCGAGACAAGACGTGCAGCCACCGGCAAGGCGGATCGCCCGCGAGCCCGTTCAAGGGCAAAGGTGACAGCGCGCTCAACATCTTCAACATGCCGGACGGATTCACGCAGCTAGTGAAGTGCGTAATCTGCCGCGGTGAATGGTGGAGCCCTCATCCTTCCGACCAAGCCACAGCGCAGCGGCCAGGAGAATCATCCAAGGAACGCGATGCGCGCGTAGCGAAGTACAAGAGCGACCTCGCCGCCTTCAATGAGATCAAGGCGAAGGCGGAGGACAAACTCACAATAGAAGCGGCGCAGCCGATGGACTGCGGCGTGACGTTCACCACAACGAACACGGAAACCGGGGCGCCGGTGCTTCGCCGGCGCCCATGCGATAGTTACGCAGCAGCGTAGAAAACACAGAAAGAGAGAAAGCGATGAAAAGAGCCGCTGCCATAGTACTCGGTCTAATTGTGGGTTCGATCATTGCCTTCGCCATTCCGGTAATTCCGCAGACGCTTGTTCCCTCGAACTTGCAGAGCACCTTTACGCCGGTCACCAATGCGACGACGACCGGCCAACTTGGGAACTACATCATCCTCAACGGCATCACGGCGCCGAGGCCGGGAACGTATACCGTTGACTGGACCCTGAGCGGAACAGCTTTGAGCACCTGCACCTTCAATGCGCAGGGATCGAGCGATGGGGTGAATTGGTACTACGTCGACAACTCAAGCCCGGTAAGCTGCACGGCAAGCGGCAATGAATTCGTGACCAGCAAGCCCGTTCTGTATTTGCGGATTAACATCGTCGCGATCAGTGGCGGGGACGGGACAACTAAACTGGTGTTTCACTTCGTAGGCGGCAGATCGTAAAGACCCGGCGATAATCGGGTAAGAACGATCTAAACTATGGTCCCGAGGGACCGGAAAGAAGGACAAGATGGGCGCAGATCGTATCACTCAGGGACCATTGAACTCAGTAGGAACCAACCCGTATGACTCGGAAGCTTTAGTCCTCGATGCGTTGAATAACATCCTTTCGATCAGCGGAAACAGCAAAGTTCTTACGGCGGTCTCAACATTTCGCCAAAACACGCCTGCACAGTCAGCGCTCACGAACATCACGGCGGCCCAGGTTCTTTGGAGCAAACTTCTAAATGCTGGCGAACTGAATCTAGTGGGGCGAACCTATACCCTGTCGGGCTATGGAATCTATACATCGCCGGGAACCACCACACCGACATTTACCTTCGTGCTCAGTTTGGGCGGAGTGACGCTGGCGACAATCACCACTACCGCTGTATCCGCGGTCGCCAGCACAAACTTGCCCTTCCAATTTAACTACACCTTCACGGTCGTGAGTGTCGGAGCAAACGGAACGCTAGAGGTTCACGGAGAAGTGGACATCAATCTGAGCGCCAACAATCCTGCCGCAGCTTTGAGCAGGTTTCCTGATGTCAACAACGCCGTATCGGGAGCCGTAAACCTACTCACCGCCGACACGTTGCAGCTTACGATTGCCGCCAGTTCGACGATCACCAGCGCACAGCTTCGGAGCGCTTACCTGCAAGTGCAGGCATAAGAGACGCCGGTCCGCACCCCAGGGCGGAGAGGCGAGCGGCAGGGCCAGAGAACCGTTTACCCCCGGAGATCTGGCCCAGCCCAAACAGAAGGCAGGAGCGTGAAGTGGCAACCAGCACCCAGACCCCCGAGAATGTTCTCGACGTACTCGCAGCGAAGGGCATCTTCGATCCGCGACGAGTTACGGGCGGATTTGGCGACACTCTCGCGCTCGACATATTCAATCGCGTTTTCGCTGACCTCCTTACCTCGCGGTTTAACTGGAAGTTCAATCGCAATTTCGCGGCACCCTTCTACACGAACTCATGGCAGCAGGATTATCCGCAGCTCGCACAGCCGAATGGACAGATCGGCTGGGGCGAGGACTGCGACCTGATCGACATCAACAACACGCAGATTCCAAAACCTCTCTGGAACATCACGTGGCGCCGCGGCCTCAGCCGCACAAGCGTGTCAGTGTGGCGGCCGGGTAATCTCTGTTGGATGTACAACTCGGAGCTGAGCTTTGGAGTGTGGCCGGGGGCGGGTGTCACTTATTACCCACTTGTTACGACCGGCACGGTCAGCGCAAACCCGATCATGAATTTTGTGGATGCGAACGGGAACATCCTGATCGTCACCGGATTCGGAACCACGGGACTAACCCAGCCGAGCGCGCCGGTAAACAGCGCCGAAGGCGTCACGGTCACAGACGGATCGGTAACGTGGACAGTGGTCAGCGGCTCAAGTCAGGGATTCCGCCTCGACAAACTGCCAAACCAGACCGGGCCGACCTACCAGGTGAATCCTTATTACCAATCAGACCCGCCGAGGATCACGACACTCCAGCAGCCGCTCAACCCATTTCCAGATACCTACCTGCGCCACGTGAACCGAGGGGTCGAGGCCGAATGCCTGGCAGCCAGCCCGAACCCGGCAGATGCCAAGCGCGGCATGGCTATGCTTGAACTTGTGCAGGGCAAAGAAGGAGCGATGAAGGGATGGATCGCCCAGATCGTAGCGGAGATGACAGAGCAGGGCGACAAGGAGCCAAACGTCTACGGATTGGTTCCGCTGACTCAGGTAGTAGAGCGCCGCTGGGATCAGATCGGAC